AGTTCGGGTGCAGAAACGTGGCAAATCACATCACCGTAAACTTCACGATCGTTCATGCCTGGTTTGGCAATAGTGACCGAAGTCTTACGAGTGGCAGTAAAGAAGTAGCAACGTTTTGCCTCTTGACTGTAGTGCTCAGTGGCAGGGAAAAAGTTACGTTTGACGCTGTTATGTGCCTCGTCAAAGTAGATAGTATCCACCTCAACTTTTGCGTCTACGATGCGACCCAGAGAGTTGTAAGTTGTGAAGATAAGTTGATGCTCACCGGCAGTTTTGCAGATAGAATCGTGCATCTGAATCTTCTGAACCTTAGTGGTGCTGAAGAAGGAAGTCTCACCACTGTGAACGTGCATCACATGCACATCATTGCGTTGGATAACTTCCAGAAACTCACTGCAAAGTTGCTCTGCAAGCAGAATACGAGGAGCAACAACCACAATGGTTTTGTGAGAAGTTGCAGTATCAAATACTCTCTTGGCATCCATAATTGCCGTGAGAGTTTTGCCTGCTCCGGTAGGGAAAATCAGTTGACCTTTGTTGTATTCAGCCATCCGATCATTGCCACGTTGTTGATGAGGACGAAGAGTGATGGTCACAGATGTCTGATGAATATGAATATATTATGCCATGAAAAAACCACCCCGTCAAGAGGTGGTAGACAGTTCAATAACTGTCACACAAAGAACCCTTCGAGTCCCTTGTATTGTATTTGCATTGACGTATAATTTCTGGTATCAGTGATATTAACTTCTTTTCCAACTTTCTTATGATTGACGGGGGAATAGTAAAGTCCTTTCTTTGTATCAAAGAAACCCCATATAGTGCGTACAGGCTCATTAGTATAATTGAAATGATCGGGGTGACGTAACCAGATAGAAACCACATTACGTCTGAATTGTTCAACCTCGTAATGATAACCTTCAGGAGGTTCATGAGGGAATGATGAAGGAAGTTTCATTCAATCGTCATAGATACGGCACTCATCTGCTTCGGGCATGACTTCACAAAATAGTTCAAGTGCGGTGGGATCGTGATGATCACCATCTGCAATTTCTTTCTTATGATTCTCTACATAGACCTCAAGTTCATGGAGTTCTTCTTCGATGTGACGACGTTGTTGTGGTGAAGTTGTAGGATCTTCAAGGATCTTTTTATCAACTTCAATGTGTTTTTCGACGCTTTCCATTGTAGTTTATCCTTTTGTTGTTGTATTTATTAGTATCGCATTGGAAAATTGATTACACCATCACTATTATTTTCCTGTGATTTGAATGAAATGGTATCATCTGATGCAGACATGAAACTTTCTGCATACGGATGTTCAACTTCATAATCTTCAACCTTAAAATCGGCAGTTTTATACAGGTTGTCATTTTGCATCAAATCTAGAATATCTTGCGCCTGTCTTTTACAGACATCATGATATTGAATCTCTTTTTTGAGAGTTGTGGTGATTGCCTCATAGATTTCTAATGGAGTTGCTTCAGAATGAAGGGAATCTGTAATCCACTCTTTCAATTTTTCTAGTGAATAGTTTTTGTAATCATAATCATTAGTCACTGAGTTCCTCCGTAGTTTTTGATTGCTTCCTGTAGCATAGTCTCGATCTCGGCACTTGTCAAGTCGTTCAACCAGTTCCAATTCTGGTCCTCTCGGTCCCATTCCATACTAAACGAACCATCTTCATTTTCATGAATTTTAAGAGAATCAGCACCCATTTTTGTTGAATTGTTTACGACATTTTTTTAATTCTTTAAGTTCATCCTTAATCATTTGATAGGCATCTTCGGTAGTAATTTTGTTTGCCATTTCCATAGCGGTGACAATCTCTATTCTCGTACCAAAGTGTTGTAGTGCTCTTTCAAAGCAATCTAATTCTTCGTACATAATTAACCCTCATCATCTTTTCTTTTGGGAAGTGGTTGTTGATCAAGTCCAATGGTTCTCATGGTTTCTTGTTGTTTCATGTACAATTTGATCCAACATCTTGCCATGTCTCTCAACATTTCCATATCATTACATTCTTCAATCTGCCGTGATAGTTTTTCATATTCAAATAACTTGGCAGTGCTCTGTAATACTATTTCTGCTGGATCAAATTGACTCATTGTTCCTCTCCTTTTAAAAAACAAATAGAATTAAATTTGCCATTATAACCTTCGATTATTAATTTTGTATGTGCAGTATGAACCTCGGTTCTCTCTACTGTATAACTTTCCCCTCTTTCTAATATGTCATCTGGATTATCATTATTTCCCCATTTGACTTGCTCTTTACAGCAACCAATGTACTTTACTCTGTCGCCATCATGGATACGTGGAATATTCATCGTGCTTTCTAAGTGTTTTAAGGTAGTTTAACACGTTCTCACGAACCCACATGAGTTCATGATAACATCTTTGATTATGAGCGCACTGACGTAATGCGGGATCAGGTTTGTGAACAGATTCAATGAAGATGTCTAGTCCTCGATTCCATTTAACATCACCCGGTTCGTTGTCTTCGATTCCGTTTTGATCCCTCATTTTTGACCCCCTTTTTAATAAAGTTCAGTGCTGAATCGTAAGTGCGTGATTGATGAACCACACTTCCATTATGTATAATGCTAAACTTTTTGCCACATGGGACTGCAGCCCACATTCCATCATTTGTCACATAACCTAAAGGATTACCTGGGTTTGGTTCAAGTAATCCTGGTTGTGGAACATATGGTTTTAAAAACTTATTAGAATTTGGCATTTACACTTACAACAGTTGCATTAGGATTTCGTGCCAGTGCTACATCACGGGCTTCATCATAGTTTGCGGCACGAACAGTTTCATAGAAAACACGACCAGCAACATAGAGTTTGACTTCACAGAGCATGGGATTGTCCCTTGATTACTTTCATATAATAACTCATACAGGATCACCCGTCAACATCTAGTGGACAGTTCAATTATTGTCCGGTTGAATCCATCCCCAACTTGTGGCAAGATATTTAACACCACCAAGTGGTGGATTTCCTCTGTGGACATGTGTATATCCGCAAGGAAATATCAATACATCACCAGCTACAGGTTTTTCCATTAGTCCCTGATGTAGGAATTGTGTCTCTCCCCCTTCAAAATCATCATTCAAATAAATCTGAGCAACAAAATATCTTTGAGAAGTGTAATATGAAGCATTTTCAAAGTGCCAGTTATGAAATCCTCCACCTTCTGGTATTTTCTTTAACTTGACATCTGTAAGTAAAAAACGATTCTCTCCCAATAATGTAAAAGTTTGAAGATAATTATCCAAACATCCTTGCAAATTTGATAATATTTCTTTTGCAACTCGATGATCAGAGACTAAGTTAACATCATAATATTCTTGATTTAAATTATAAGAATGATGATGAACATTATGAGTTTGTTTATGAGTTAATAAACTATTATTCTCAAAGTATTCAATATGTTTTATAATTTCATTACATTTTTTTCTACTAATGACACCTTCGTATCTTATAATATGATTAGTAAGCATAGTATTCCTATCAACCTCTACAAAGGTATTCTACTTGGATTTTAGTCATTTGTCAATTATTTACACTTTTTGGTTTACATCCAAAAAATGATGTTATAGCATATCTTCCATATCCACTAAAATAATCAGAATCTTCAATACTTACTTCTCGTACTCCATGTTCTACCCATCCAGGGAAGATAATCACAGAGTTATTATCGCAGGGAATTTCATAGTCATATTTTGGAAAATATAATTGTCCACCCTCAAATTTCTTAGGTTCTTTATAAAAATATGAAAACGCTAAAAATTGAAATCCTTTATCGGTATGCGGATCATATGCATCACCATTATGATAATATCTTACTTTTGTAATATCATTATTTGTTTGATTTGCTAAACAACAACAATCATCCACTTCGGCAAAAGCATCTAGAACACCACTAGTGAATAGTTTTCGATTGGTAGTTAATATGTTGGACATGGTTCTCCAGTTAAGTCCACCACTTCCAGTTCTATTTTGGTATAATGAATCTAATAAAATTGCTTTTGCACTGGTATATCCATCTACACCACCATAATCTTTTGCATCAAGCAATTTTCCTGGTTTTGTATAAAATTTTAATTCTTCCCAGATAAGTTCTAATTCTTCCTCATTATAAAAATTATCCACGATTGCATGTGGAAAAGGAGTCTGATATAAAGTAACTTCAATATTTTGCATTGTATTTTAAATTAATAACGATTAATATACCCTATTTAAGAGAAATTAAGACCACCTTGAACGTTACCACTTATACTTCCAGATGTTGAAAGAAGATTAACTCCAGGTTTTACAATTATTGCATATCCATTTGCTCCACCTTCTCCACCGTTCGATTCTCCATGCTTTTCTCCACCAGTTGCCTTACCGTTGCCACCTTCACCTCCAGCATTAGCTTGACCTTCCTCACCATCTGTTTCTGATGAATTATCTCCACCTTCTCCTCCTTCTCCAACTTCTCCTCCTGGTGCTCCACCTCCACCACCGCCACCTCCACGGGCTTCATTGTCATTGTTACCACCTTCACCACCATCACCACCATCGGTAATAGATCCATTTTCACCACCCTCGGAACCACCACCTTTAACTCCAGATTTTCCAGATCCAGCATTTCCGGCAGGATAACCGGCACCACCACCGCCACCTCCACCGGCACCGGTTCTTCTATCAGTCGCAGAGTCTTCCCTAGATGCTCCTCCTCCGGCTCCACCACCGCCACCTGCACGGATGGCTCCTCCACCTTGAACGACTACTTTATCCACAGTATATGCAATTCCTAAGGCACTAGATCCTGGTTTACCATTCTCACCCTCTGTCGCATAATCATTAGAACCATCCCCACCATTTCCACCGGCACCAATAATGAGACCTTCTCCACCGACATTGACTTCTAATTCTGTTCCTGACTCCCATGCACCACCAGTTCTTAGGGCACAATGTACTTGACTATCTTTAGAGGATCCTATTGTACCTGAGACATGTAATACGACTCTGGTTCCGGAACTATTTGAAGGTCTACCTTTAAAACCTCCGATTACAGTCACATCACTATTAGCACTATACTTTTCTCGTCCAGTGGATGGACGTATTTGAGTTCCAGAATAATGAACAATTACATTTAATTGTTTTTGGGCAAAATCACCAAAGGAAATTGAACCAGACTGTGGAATATCATCATCAAGAGGTAGATTATTCATTTCTCCGACAGTCTGAGAAACCCTATATTCTCCCAAATCTCTTCCGTTATTTTGTCCAAACTCATTTTCAATATCAGAAAATGATATATTTTGTCCAGGATTTGCGGTTTTGTTAATTGTCATCTTAACTACTGGTTAGAGTTTCCCAGGCAGAACCTGTATATACTTGTAATTTGTTTAATGTTATATTATATATTGTGGCACCAGTGACAGTTCCTCCGATACCATTTCTAGTAGTAGTGTCTAATTTTGGTGGTAAGAAATATGGTTGTGTTGTTCCAACGCCGACAGTGCCAGCATCTGCAAAGTCAACGGCACATCTTACTGCCGTGGTTCCGACACCAACTCCACCAAAAACTCCAATTCTAGCTGGTGAAAATACTCCAACAGTAGGGTAATTATCGAGATCCACATTTGTAGATATTCCTATTGCTCCACTTTCAGCTACAAAAAATCTACTTGAACTCGATGAATTGACCGATAATTTATGGTTAGCAGATGAGTGTGAAGTACCAGAATCTACGATTAAACTATCCGAAGATATTGTAGAACTTACTGATACTCTATTGAATGTAGAAATACCGCTGGTTGTATTGACATTACCATTTAGTAGTGCCTCTGATACATCTACAATTACACCACCAGAGGTATTTTGCACATCACCTCTTAATGTGACACCTATTGTGCTTTCATCGGCAAAAGATACATTGCTACCAAAATAAACGGTACTAGTAAAAGTAGATATTCCGGATACGTGAAGAAGTTGTTCTGGATTTGTAATACCGATTCCCAACTTACCATCACTGGTTAATGTCATCAATTGATTAGATGATCCTTTATGCCAACGGAATCCAGAATTTGTTGGAGCACTATTACTTAAGAAGTAATTAACATTACCAGTATCACGATTGATGATATCAAATGATTGTTCAGTGCTATAAACACCAAATCCACCGGTAGATCCATAATTTATTAATGCACTACTAGTACCGGCACCGACACTATTTCCAATACTGATCGATGCACTTCCAGTATCAGAAATAACTTCCAGTGTAGCATCACCAGATGCCTTTCTGATTTGTAAATCAGCAGATGGTGCCGATGTTCCGATACCAATCGAACCAGTAACTGTTACACCAGTGTTTATCGTTTCAAACTTCTTGGAATTGTTGTAGTTCAGTTCTACTGAATCACCTTGAGTTGCCTTGATCATGGTGGCAGTATTTGCCTGATTATTAAATTTAACAACATTTCCGGAAAGTCTTAAATCTCCTGTTCCCTGATCACTTACATAACTGTTTGCCCCATCATGATAAATTCGTAAGTCATCACCATCACCAAAGATTGCCTTTGCATGATCTCTAAAGTATGA